TCACCGCCTTGGCTCGGGTGTAGATAGCCTGGCAGGCTTTGGTCATTGCCGAGTCAGGTCCGAAGGCGGCCACCGCTTCGCGCTCGTTGGTGATCATCACCAAGTCATTCGGCTGAGCGCTGTAGGCCGGTGCCGGCTCGAAGGTGTCCACCAGTCCAATGATCGAGGACGACGGCAACGCAATAACGCGTGCACCAGTGTCCACGTTCGTGACGGTCACGCCATGAAAGAAGCTCATAGATTCTCCAGATACGAAAAAGCCCCGCAGTGCGGGGCCTTGTTTATGGTGAAGAGGAAAAGAAAACGCCCCGACTGTGCGGGGCGTTTATTCGAACTGCGTGGTCAGCCAGGCAGGCTTTAGCGGTCGATGGTCAATCAAGGGGAAACCATCGGCCTCCGGCCAGCTTCGCAAGGCGCGGCGGTAGGTTTGCAGTTCCACATATTGATCTTCGGTTAGCGTGGTTGCGGAGCCCTCTTCCAACTCGTCACGATGACGCGCCACCACCGAGTCGGTAGCCGTCAACTGAGCGTCCCGCCATATACGCTCTTGGTACGACAACTGGTTGTCAGTGAGGGCCGGCGGATCGACCAACTTAGGGAACCCCTGCTGATCCGGCTCGATTTGTTTGCCCTGCTCTTGCCCCTTCAGCAACTGAAAATAAAGACTGTCGGGAATTTCTACGACATCCTCCGGCATCGTCACACCGTGTATCGATGGCTCATAAAAGCCGCCGTCTATCGCTCTGTAGAACATACTCCCCCCTAATAACCCCGTGCCGTCCAAAAATGCTGAGGTGCTGCATTAGTGCTTGTGCCCGAATGCGAATAATAAAACTGCGTCCTTGAATAATTGCCGGCCTGAACTGGCGCGCCTCGCGAGGCCGGGAAGGGCGTGCCTCCATCCACATAGGTCAATTGCACATTGACGCAAGCATTTGGGAACGCGATAGGAAACGTAATCAGCGTGTTGACGTTCGGCGCCGACCCGCCCGATAAACCCCACTGTTCAATCTCACCGCATGGAAGACGTCGCCAGCCAGTCACACCAAGGGAGGCCGCGAATGCCGCCGAATGCCGCAACGCAGCAGTACCGCCGATCAGGCGCCATTCACCGGAGACCCTGCTCAGCAACGCAGTTTCCCCCTGCCCCAAGACAAGAGATGAGGGTACACCACTAGCATTCGTTAAGAGATCGGCACCCGATGCAAGCAGAGTTACCGCGCCAGCTCCAGCGCTCGCCAGAAAGATCGTTGCACCCTGAGCCACTAGCCCAGTAGACGGAAGGGTAACGCTAATAGGCGTCACAGACGCCGCGCTGACGGCGCCGCCGACGCTACCAAGACCCAACACCGTGCTGGCGGATACCGCATTGAAGCCCGACCACTCGAAGCCCATTCGCTTTACGAACTCGGTAGTAGCCAGCGACTTGCTGTTGTCGAACTGGGGCTGAGTAACGAAGTTCGGACCGCTCGCAACTCCCGCATAGCGCAATGCAACCGTACCGCCAACCAGCCGCCATTGGCCTTCTAGCCGGATGAACTCGGCTGTATCTCCCAGTGCCAATACCATTGGCCCTGAGACACCCGTCGAGGTGTAAATCACATCAGTACCAGCGCCGACGACTCTGAGCCCTCCGGGTCCCGCGCAGGCAAGCGTGATGGTAGCTCCCTGTGCAATCCCTGAAGTAGGAGGCATGGTCGCCGTGAGTTGTGCAGCGTCGGAGAAGCTATGAAGGCCCCCGACGTGTACGGCCGAAAGGGCCAGGCTCGCGCTGTTAGTGGTGAATCCAGAGAACTCGATGCCGCGTAATTTGGCAAACTCAGTGGTCGCCAGCGACTTGCTGCTGTCGAACCTTGCCGGTGTTGGTGCCGTGGGGTTGCCGGCAAAACTTGGCGAGAGCAACCGGGCAAGCCCATCAGTGATGTTTTTGAACGTCAGCGCCGTAGTGCCGACGACAATCGGGCCATCCGTCACCAGTTGCCAGATCGTGTCTGCCTGGGTTGCACCAGCCTCGACCGCCACTGTCAGATTCGGCGTCACCCTCACATTGCTATCGGCATCCTTGGCGCGTGTCCAAGCTCCCACGGCCGCCTCATAAGGACCGTTGTCCTTGGCTGCTGACTGGTTCTTCACCAGCACCCGATCCCCCGCGCTCAGCGACACACCGTCCACCACCTGCAAGCCGACCAAGTTGATGTTGGTCGTTGTAGCGGCGCGCACTGACTGCTTGATGTCGAGCTTGCTCAGCTCCTCCAGGATGCGCGAATCAACGTACTCACGTGTAGCCAGCACCACCGACGGATCGATCTTCAACTGAATGTTCGAAGTGCCGTTGGTGATGATGTGCATCCGCACCACCTGATTACGGCCAGAGTTTTGCTCAAGCAGCGGCTTGTAGCTGGGCGCCACGTTGGAAACAGCGCAGAACACCCCGTCCTTGTCTTCGAGCGCCAGCTCACGAATCCACCAGCCGCCCACATCGGGCGGCAGCACCAATTCTGCAATCAGGACATTGGCATCTTTCTCCGATACCCGGAGTTGATTGAGCTGGGCTCGATAAACCTGATTGATCAGTCTGGTTTGCGATGGGCTTGGCACCGGATCAGTGCCGTTCGCATCCCCAATCAGCATGTACTTTGGCTCCCAGGGTATGCCCAGGGCGTCGCAATTGGTTTTTTTGTTGGCACCTAATGTGGTCAGCATGCCGCCAAAAATGGTGTTCTTATCAACCATAAGGGTAGGTATCCAATTCATCGATTATGTAATGGCCGACGCCGCTGTAACCCTGCACCTCGACATCAATGTCGGGATTGCTCCAGGGGTAAACATCGATCTCATCGCCGTCATAAATGGCAAACCCTACGAAGGCGTCGAGGTGTGCTTCCAAGACGATGTCCAAGCCAGATAAATGGCGGCTGACCGGGCGGGCGTCATCAATCAACCATGACAGTTCCTTGTAGGTTTCTTCGCTGATGCCTTCATCGGAAACGCCTATCTTCAAAGCGAACGTTCCCGGCACCCCTTTCGGCTCGGTCTGGAACCACTCGACGACCTCGATCAGATAGCCGAACGGCTCGACCACCCGGCGCAAGGCGCCAATGGTCCCCTTATGGGCATGGACGTAGAATGAAGAGCGAATCACCGAACGCTTGACCTCTTCGGGCCACGCCTCGTCCCAGCGGTCCACGGACCAGGCCCACGCCAACTGGTAAAGCAGGTGGGCCGGGCAGCTGTCCGGGTTGTAAAGCGTCTTAAGCGGCACCTCTGTCACTTCGTAAGTAGCCACCTCAATGGCTCGTTCGAACTGGGTACTGTTGAGGGGAAGCAAGCTTTTCATCAGCCACCCCGCGTGATGGTAAAGCCCGAGCACCACGCCGCTTGGGCCTTGGTTGGCTTGATGTCCTCCCATCCGGGGATCTCCACGCGGGCCACCCCACTGACGTGGACCTGCGCATCAATCGCCGACCGGGCCACCTCAACGCCTAAGCGGCGTCGTGGATTGATCCAGGCTTGCAAGCGCGCCTTGCACTCCGCCAGCGCTGCCTCGTTTTCCGGGCCATTACCGGCCATGTACACCACGGCATCGATTCGATAAGGCAGGATCTCGGCGCCCTGCACCGTCAGCCGGTCAGCAACCGGCCGCCGGTCATCATCGCTAAGGTAGGTTTCGACCTCGGCCAATAGCTCGGGGCTAGCCGTGCCATCGCCGTTAAGCGACAACACAGTGACCACCACCTCAGCAGGCGCCGGGCTTTCGGCCGTGGCGTCTGCCACCATGCCCGAGGCGTTCCGTGCGTGCAGGATGTAGCTGTTTCGGGGGCCGGCCGTGGTAAGCCCTTCGTATACCAGTTGGATCCGCTCGCGCAGGGCGTCGTCCTCCTCCATCACCGCCGACACGGGCGGAACGGCGGAAAGATCCTCGGCTTGAACAACCAAGCGTCTGAGCCCCACGTTGCCTGCCAGATGATCAAGGTCAGCCCGTTTTGCAAAAGCCAGCAGCAAGGCTTTACCGGCATCGTTGACCCGCGCCCGGTTCTGCATGCGTCGATAAGCACCCAGTTCCAGCAGCTTCGTCACCGGATCGCTTTCAAGATGTGCCGTCCAGTTATCGCCCAAGTATTCGCGAAACGCCGCCAACTCCTCTTGGTACAGTTCCTCAAAATCCAGGCTTTCCAACACCTGCGGCGCCGGCAACGCCGAAAGGTCGATAGTGCTCATGCGTTCACCTCCAGCACCACGCCATCGCCAATGTAAGAGCCCGTCAGTTGCAAGGTGATTTGTCCATCCACCACCGCAATGACCCGGACACGTTCAAGCTTCAAACGGGGCTCCCAGCGCCCGAGGGCACGAGCGACTTCGGCCTGCACCGCACTCTTCCAGCCCTCGTTAACTGGCAGGTCGACATAACGACGCATCTGGCTGCCGTACTCCGGCCGCATG